GTAAGTGGTTCAAAAAACTTACGATTAAAATAAATGGCACGACCATCTGTAGCCGCAGTATGACACCATTCTTCTGCTTCTTTAATTTGCAAACGAGTTGCCATATTACCAAAGAATGGATGGCGCAACAATAAACCCACTCGGGCTACAATAATTTTATCGATAATTGGATCTGTATGTGACATTCTTGCTCCTGAATTTGTACTATGTATATATTATAACACCTCCCGAAGGAGGTGTCAAATGCCTTCAAACCAAATTATTTTTCAGTTGCTTGGCTAATATACTTGCCAAATTTAGCATGGAAATCATCAAAACATGCGATTTCATCTGGATCTAATGGCAATTTGTAACTAGACAATGCCAACTTAGTACCCATAATAACCAATTCAGTTTCAAAGTTATTCATCATAAATTCGAAGAAATGGTTAACCATGGAGTTCCAATCTTTTTCACCTTTGTCACATGCGTCTTTCAACTCGTAACATAGACTAATAGTCAAGGAATACATAGCACTGATTTCCTTGGACTCCATGGTTTTAACTTTGCCTTTAAGAATATCACGTGGGTCTGGCATTTTATTAGCAATCTTACGATGCGCCATAAATTTAATTGCCAACCCTTCGCCTACAGATCCACAAACCAAATCTGTTAATGTATTTTCGTCAACGTCATCGTCTGTAAGTAGTTCGCTTACAAAACTCCAAGAACGTGGAGTAGCAAAACTACGTGAACTGGATTTTGGATCAAAGTCGTATAAGTCCTTTTTGCTAAATGTCAAAAAGCCTACAACGTCTTTATGAATCTTGTTTTCGGTTGCCCATTCGAAATAGTCTTCCCAGTCAACTTGCATTTCCAAGTGAACGAAACGGTTAGCCAACGGAGCAGGCATACGGAATGTAACACCTTTGTCAGTTTCACGGTTACCAGCGGCAACCATTACAACATTATCTGGCAATTCATATGTGCCAACTTTACGGTTAAGAACCAACTGATAAGCCGCCGCCTGTACAGCAGGAGCCGCAGAGTTCATTTCATCCATAAACAAAATGATCTGTTTATGCTTACTTGCCATTTCTGCATCTGGCAATTCTAGTGGAGGAGCCCAAACCATTTTGCTAGTATTGCTATCAAAATATGGAATACCTTTAATATCGGTAGGTTCCCACAAACTTAAACGTACATCAATTACGTGAGCATCGAGTTCTTTACCAAGTTGTTTAATAATATCGGATTTACCAATGCCTGGAGGACCCCACAGGAAAATTGGACGTTTGTTATTGAAGGCCTTACGCAAAGACTTTTTTGCGCCTTTTGGACCAACTGTGCGGCTATTAATTTCTGCCATTTTCGTTTCCTTGCTATGTTAAGTTTTAACTGGATCAGTGCTGTACTGTTTTAATAGTATAGCACCAGTCCGCAAGTATGTCAAACAGATTCGTTGGGTTCTTGACGATTTTTCATCGCTTTAATTAGTCCAAATTTACGTATGTCGTCCGAAAACATATAAAGCTCAAAACTCTTGCGTTCGGAAAATACTGTAATACTTTGGCTTGTGAGATAATATGGACAATCGATATATCTATCCAAAAATATAATTGTTTGAGGACTTAAATCGATTTCGGCAGTAAATGGAACTTCATAGCAAGCCAAATCCAATTCAGTTTGTAAAAATTCAAAACCGGCATCGGTAAGGCGAAGTCCACCGCCATTTTTGGTTCTGTTGTTTATAAACCAAGTTCTTTGATATAATTTGATATTTGCTTCGTCAGTGCTTTTATTCCACTGTTGCAAAAATATTTTGGTATAAGATTCTTTGCTTATCATTTAACCACGGCGCCGGTAGTAAGTTTATAAACTGCAAACTCCTGGGTACCAAAGGTTAAATTTAATTTTTTAGCTAGATTAAGTGCGTGGCCAGGATTTGAAAAACTAGTCTTCTTATATTTTGGTCCAGGATAGCTAGTAACACTGCTGAAGCTTTTTAGGTTAAAAGGCTCACCTTTATAAAAAACAGCCCAAATGGCTTCCGACTCTAAAATCTGTTCGGATTTATAAGTCTTTTTATTAGTATGCTCTAATAACACTTTAGGTTTTGGTCTGCTCATAATATACGTCTCAAATGTACGTATATATTTATCTATTAATTGTCAGAAAACCCGCCACCATCCATTTGTACTGTGAGTACTTCAGTATCGCTTGAATTTTTAAGACTATGAAATAGGCTTTCATAGTCTTGGTTCATCTTAGACAATATTTCTGTAAGTGCTATATTAAGCAATCTTGCCTGTTGAATTGGAATCTTAAGTTCTTTTTGTTGACTTAATTCTGCGGCTTTTAGCAATTGAGTAAATTGCATTACAGGAGTAGTATTAACTTGATTTTGCATTTGATAGTACCGTTTTCATTTCAAACTCTGTCTTAAACGGACCTTTACTAGGATAACGTTCGATGGTAATCAATTTAGGACAAAAACTTCTAACCCATCCTTTTTCAAATTTAATTGTGTAATAACCTGCACAATATAAACTCTTACTGGCATTTGATTTTGTAAACAGTGGTAATTTTCTTTTCACATCATACATTGGATTGTATGGTTTACACATGGCTGGGAATCCATGTACTTCGTGGGATTCGGAAGCAGTAACTTTAACTTTGGTACCAGTTAAGAAAAATCCTTTACCAAATTCTTTAGTTAAGTCATCTTTTTTGTTAAACATAACTTCGCCGTTAGTACTACTGAGAACGAACTTGTTATTTTCTTTTTTATGTAGTGTGGCAATTTTTTGACCGTCTTGTTCTACAATCCAAAACTTTCCATCTACAATTGGTTTTGCGTGTATCTCTGTCATAGTTTTCTCCTTACACCCCGTAGTTTTATTTGGGCATGTTGTTTCGTACATACATACTGTATCATACATATATTTTCTCCTTACATTACTCAGCCCTGACGGCACTGGAGTAATATACGTATTTATCTCTCTTTTTGTCGGCATGTACAGGGCAATCTGCCTTGCCGGCAGTCGCCTCCACACCCGGGACTAAACAACGCTTTTAATATCTTGCGAATTAAATTCATTATTCGTCAACAAAATCAACTACATTGCCATCTGAATCTGCACAAATAATACGTACAGTATCGCCAGCTTCGTTTTTAATTTCAATCGGTCCCCAAATCCACCACTCAGTATCGCCTTGATACCATGGATCTTCTTCGCGTTCTTCTAATTCATACGGACTATTTTCTTCGATGAATTCTCGAATTTCTTCTTCCGCATCTTCATCAAGTCCTTCAATTTCTACATCGTACCAGCAACCGCCGTCAAACATTTCAACAAGCTCAACACTTTCAATATTGTTAACTTCGCAGTCTAGCATATTGATGCTGTCTTTCTTGCCGTCCCCGCCTGGTACTTCTGTAAACTCAAACTCGGGTGGATTGTCGTCTGTAGTTTCTACAGTCCATTCGCCGTAGCGAAAACCGTTAACTACAGTTACCTTACCATCACCATTACTTTGGCTATACGTTTCAACTTCTTGACAAGATTTTTTGTAATAGGTACTAACAGTCCACTGAGCCATGTTATTCTCCTTACTCTGCAATTGGTAATGCTAAAGTTTCGCGGATCAATTCGATTAATTCATCTTCTGTACCTACAATAACTTTGGCTGTTTTCCAGTCATCGTTATCATCACGTCCGCCTACTTCAATCATAAAGCCGTTGTCGTAACGGTTGATTGTAAAACTCTCGTTTGCTTTAGATAATTTCTCTGTGATTGCACTCATTTGTTTTCTCCTTGAGGGTATTTTGCTTGGAACGGTTCAGCATACGTTTGTATGTTGTCTGCAATCTTTTTCATGTCCCATGCGTTGCAGAATTTAAGCATACGTATACCTACTTGTGACACTTCTTTAGGTACTGCGTTTGCTTGAATTGTTTCTTTAATTTTAGCTTTAATATCATCTGGTTGTGCTGTAAGATCGCATAACTGTACGTTACGTTGATAATCTTCTAACACGCGATGTTCGACACCGTTATGGTCGACCCAACGTTGCAACATTAGATTGTTCCAATTATATCCGCGAGTCTTGCGATCTTCAAACGCCTCCATGAGACCAACTTTATTCTTTGACCCTTTTGTTCGTACACCTGGATAAGCTGAAAATACATTGTCTGATGTGTCGCCTCGCATACATTTTTCGAACAGCATCCATTCAGGGTCTTGTGCAGGCTTAGGCTCGCCAGTTTTTTTGTCTTTAACGGGTTTACCCTTAGCATCAAATATCCCTTCGTGTGTAATATGTAAATCGCCTACACCATTATACTGGCTTACGTTTGGACTGATTAATTGTGCAAAATCTCCATCTGTTGAGATAATAACATGTTTTGCATCAGGATGTGCTTGCACCCATCCTGCAATTAAATCATCTGCTTCTAAATTTTCATGACGTATTACTGTAGCATTGGTCTTTTCTACGATGAAGTTTTTAAACTCATCAAATGCTTCCCAGAACAATTTATCTTCTTCTTGCTCTTTAACAGTCATAGCCGCACGAGTTTCTTGGCGATTGGCCTTATAAGGTTTGTAGTAGTCCTTACGCCAGCTACGACCTTCGAGGCAGAATACTACATGAGTACCGCCAAAATCTTGCCATGCTTTTTTGATACTGTTAAAAGTAATATGGAAAGCCATGCCAAGTTTAATATCGGCACTACCTTGCACTACATGTCTAGCACGAAAAAATGTGTTAGCAGTATCAACTATAATATATGTCATCCAATTTCCGATCTGTTTGCGTCTAATTTTTGTACGTTAATAAACCCTTGGCTACGATTCATTGGCAATCCTTCTTCACTAAGCATATTACGTGCTAGTGTTTTGAACCACATATCAACTACTAGTTCGTCTGGATCACCTTCTAAACCATATCCTGCTTCTCGTAATTGTAACACAAAATACTCGTTCCAGTCAAGCTCAAAAAATCCGTTAGCTGGATCTTCTCGATTAACGTGAGTTTCCAATACAGCTACCCAAGGTTCTTTTCTTTTAGTGGCTAATGCCTTTGGTCCTAACTTGGCATTCTCTGCTTTTTCTTCTGCTTCAACTGCTTCTTTAAGTCTTTGATCTGCCAGCTTTCTAGCAACTTCTGCTTCGGCTAATGCTTGATTCTTTTCGGCTTCGATTTTATCGATACCAAAAATCTTTTTGATAATATTTTTCATATTGCACTTTTTCCTATAAACCATTTTTTAGTAATCTTGCTATATCTTACACGCCAAGTTTTTGATCTAATTCTAAAAATAAAACCAATACTGCTTGTGCTAGTTAATGGATAAAGATTTAATCCATTTCGTATATTTTCGCCTTCGTCTCTAAAATAAATCATCACCAAACTCCTATAAAATTTAAACTAATTGCTATTCTGTCACCTGTCGATTTATTCACTTGTGTTCTGTGTTTCATCCAACTAGGGAATAACAATAAATCAAATTGATCGGATTCGATTTCTGTATGAGCTTTAGGAATTATTTCGTCATTGTATTCATTACGTGGACTCAATGAATGGATATATTCTAATGGATCTCTAAATTCGATATTGCCAGAATCTGCAGGTTTTTTAAAATAATAAACTGCTGACACATGAGCTTTTTGACTGCCACCACAGTGACTATGTTCGCCTGTAACTTGACCAGGTTTATGTAAGTTAGCCCATGATGTTGGACAAACTAATTGTGCGTTATGTGCATAGTCTAACGCTATCCAGTATTGACAAGCGGCAAAATGCGTGGCTTCTAACAACCACTGCATTTCTGGTCTGTGATGTAAAAATAAATCTTTTTGTCCTGTTGATTTACCAGTTTCTAATGCCCATACAGCTTCTTTAGAATTGTCAAACCATTCAGTTAATAACATATCTAAATTTTTAAATTGTTCATCGGTAGGAACAATTTTAACTTTGTGTACAGGCGTTGGAAATAAATTCAACGTTTCAAACATCAGGTTCCCCACTCGTTTTTGAAGAGTGGCACTTGAAGTCGATCACTGTACCGCCATCCTTTTCGCATTGCCATTTCTGCCACTGCCCTATTATTAAGATTGTACACCCGTTCAACACCGCCAACAGGCATAATATAAACAGGACCTTCAAACCCTGCCAAGCGATACGCCTCAACTGCACGTTCTGCATCTGCGAGATCCTGTTCTGTTGCAACAACAAATTTTAAGTAAGTAAACCCAACTTCGCAATAGCCCATAACAACATCGGGTTTGATAGCATCTTCCCACTTTTCACCACTGCATGGTAATTTAGCACTTACGCTAAATGTTACATCTCTTGCCCATACACTGTTAGGATCAGTTTGCCACTGTATTAGATAGCGTTTAAATTCATCGGTTAATTCCTGAGTACCATTTGTTTCAAAAGTAATCTCTTTTAATCCTGACATCTTTGGATGATCTAATAAATCTGGATAAGCACGTTGCCAACCTAACAATGGTTCTCCGCCTGTAATGACCAAATGCTCGTCTTGCCATTCGTTATGGGGTAGAATCTCTGCGATCCTCTCTGCAATGGCATCGCTTGTGAGCATTGGACTAAGTTCTTTAAAACTAGGATGCCAACTAGCATAACTATCACAACCTGTACTAACCAAAGGAAGTTCTTCATATTT